CTTCTACTACTTTGCCAACCGGGCGCCAAGGCAGTTATTATGCTTACAAATTTGATGGCTACGATTTTACCAATGCTGTTGTAACATATTCAATAACCGATACTGCCGGCACCTTTGATGCTGATGTATTTGATCCACTGACTGAAGGATTAAGTAACAACGGATTACCTGGTAGTTTTGATATTGTTACTACTTCAACCAATAATTTACCGGGGCTAACATTGGATAGTCAGTCAGGTTGGTTATACGGCAAAATTAATCCACAATCGGCGGCATTACAAAATTACACTTTTGGAATTACTGTAAGTAAAGTAGACAATAGCGTGATCTACAGTAGTAAATCAATCACATTTACGTTGCCAGTTCTTGGCGATGTTAATAACGTCATTGAGTGGATAACCCCCAGCAACCTAGGTACCATTGACAATGGTAGTGTCAGTGAACTACGCATACAAGCAAAAAATCTATTAGGTAAAGAATTAACCTATGGCATTTATGATCAAGCAGGTAAACCAGCTCGTTTACCACAGGGATTAAAATTATTATCTACAGGATTAATTACTGGACGTGTAAGTTTTGAAGCATTTGCCATTGACAATTATGATACTACGTTTGACGGTAATAAACTAACAATTGATCAAGTGTCAATCTTTACTGTTCAAGCATCAACCATTGACGGTACTGCTACTAGTTACCAAGAATTTACATTGACCTTAAAAATCATTGATAAGAAACCTTATGTAAATTTATACCTCAAAGCTATGCCGGCATTTGATCAACGACAACTTTATAAATCGGTGGTTAACAATAAAGAAATTTTCCCAGACAGTTTGATTTATCGCCTAGATGATCCGTGGTTTGGTGTTAATAAAAATATTGATATGTTATTTTTACCAGGACTAAACACCGAAACGTTGTCTGCTTATGAACAAGCAATTATACACAATCACTGGACCAAACAGTACAACTTTGGTGATATTAAAAGTGCAGTAGTACTGGATACAAATTATCAAATCAAATATGAAGTTGTTTATATTGAAATTGTTGATCCTAAGGAAACTACAAATAGTGCAGGACAAACAATTGGTCCTGCGATGCAGATTGATTTAACTTCAGTTATTGCCAATCCGTATGTTGATAATGCCGGGGAAGAATACAAAATAGTATATCCTAATTCTAGTCAAAACATGAAGGCCGAATTAGAACAAAATATAGGTTACGCCGATCAAAGTAGTTTACCTCCGTGGATGGTTAGCAATCAACTTGGCTCTACATCAACTACATTTAATCCGCCGTTAGGATTTACCAAAGCAGTCGTACTAGCATATACCGTTGCCGGTGCTGGTAAATTAATTGCTTATAGACTTAAAAATTACGGTATTAACTTTAATAATATTGAATTTAGTGTTAATCGATACGAAGTTGATAATTATTACAGCACGTTCTTTAATCCCACAACACAAAAATATATTGGTGGCATAGAAACAACCTTTGACGTACATCCAAAAAATAATATTGGTAATATTGTTGCTCATGTGGACTATGCCGTTAACATACCTTTTAGCGAGATCAATGGCAGATCTATTGACTATATTAATAGCCACGGCGGACTCGACGGAATTATTATAGATCCGTTTACTGCCTCCGGACAAACTATAATCTTTGCTAAACAAGAAAATTTTTTAAATGCTGGCCCCTACAATGGTTGGGTAGATTACGCCGACGCTTTTATTGGCGACAATATTACCACTGCTGTTGTGGAGGGATATGATAGCGGGTCTTACGATACCTATACAGTGATCCCGGGTTACTTAGAAAAAGAACAAGGTATTGCGGCTGTTAATAAACGAGGTAGTGTATGGCAAATTTTACTTGTTGGGAATACTGTCAGCTTGATTAACGTGTTGGAAATAACTCCTTATGATCGTGTACAGATTAAATCTGGAAAAACTTACGGTACTGCTATTATGTACTATATTAAACCAGACCAAGCCGGACAAACTGTTCCGTATTATACAATATTCCGAATTGGTAAAGATGCAATAACTTCTCCTACCACATTTAATAACAGTACCACTAAATTCTTTAGTAATAGAGATCAATATTACACACCAAATAGCCAAGATAAATATCTTGTATTCCCACAAACTGGAGTTTTTACCTAAATGGCATCAAACATCAACCCATTAAATATTGACGTTACCTATCCCGTAGCAGGGCAAGACAACGACACCAAAGGATTCCGCGACAATTTTAGCAGTATCAGAAACAATTTTACTGTAGCAACAGCCGAAATTAGCGCCATACAAGCTACTCTTACTAGCACTCCTTCTATCGTTGGTGTTCCTGCTAGTGCCAGTGATCGAGGAACAGCAGGACAAATTGCGTATGACGCAACACATTTATACGTGTGTATTGCGGACCACACATGGGTACGTGCTTCTTTAGCGACCTGGTAATCTACACGATAAATACTTAATAACTAGGATATAGCTAAATGGCATCAAATATTAACCCATATAACGTTGACGGAACTTTTCCAGTTGCTGGACAAGATAATTCCAGTCAAGGATTCCGCGACAATTTTACAAACATTAAAAATAACTTTTTGTTTGCTCAAAACGAAATCAATGATTTACAGACTAAAACTCTAGTAACATCAGCACTAAACGGTCAGTCGATTAACAATGACATGGCTGGCACAGAAATTCGTCGGCCGCAATTAGCTGCTTGGACCCAAACACTATTTGATCTTGGCGCTGTAAGTACTAGTGCCACATTAGATTTTAACCAGGCAAACTTTCAAAAACTTACTACAGCCGGTTCTGTTGACCTAGGTTTTATTAACTGGCCGGCCAGTACTGGTACAGGGTCACTGGGCTATGGTTTAATGCGTGTGTGGATTAAAGTCAGTGATGTTGGTCATATTATTACGTTGCCCGTTAGCGTAAGCGTTGGTGTCAATGATATCGCCGGGTACAACGTAAATGACCGCACCATTACATTTGATTCAACAGGCGACTATATTTTTGACTTTAGTAGTATTGATAGCGGAAACACCTATTTAATATTTGACGTAACACGTAATCATGCTACTTTCCGTGATCCTAGTTTCTATCTCAATAGTTCGCAGACCCCAACACTATTAATTGGGTACGGCGCTGGAATTAATCTGGCATTACAGGTAGAATCTGGCCAAGACCGTGTGAGCTCGCTTGGCAGTTACAACTCAGTTAGTGTTGGTACATTAAGTAGTGCCAATGTGGCTTATACCCAAACAGATACTGGTGGTATTGCCGGGTATAGTGTTAGTTCTGCACGTGGTAATATCCAATTGGCCAATTTACAACCAGTATTAAATCAAGATTTAGTCGGTTATTTCAATGGTATTGCTTATACTGGTACAGGTAGTGGAAATACATTCCAGCAGATAGGAAGTATTGATTTCTTTGCCAGTGGTTCTAACTACACAAATGGTCTAGGCGGCAATATTGCTTTCTTTACCGCAGTAGACGGAGATACTAGTTTAAATCGCGTAGCACAGGCAGTTGGTATCGAAAATGATCAAAGGGTTATCATGTATGCTAATGCTACCGTAACAGGTAACTTAACTACAGCCGGCGGACGTGTTGATACAGGTTATCAATACCTTGGCGCACCTAGTACAAATTTTTGGGCTAACATTACCACAAATGTGTCACGTTTAATTATTGACCCTGCAACCACCTTAGCAGTTGGCAATGTAACATTACCGAATGTTGCTGTAGATGGTACTATTGTTAGCGTACATTCCACAGCGACTATTACAGCATTTGGTGCAAACTCTTTACAATCTGGTACTGTAGTTAAACCAAATACCGCAGTTACACTATCAGCAGGGACCGGTGTAGAATATTTTTACCATAAAGTAGAAAACACCTGGTATAAAATTCGTTAATTAATACCAACAAACCACTTGACTCCTTGTGATAATTGCTATATAATTACACAAGGAGTTTTCTTTTGCAGGTTAAATATGAGTAACTGGGAGGATAGTATGAAAAAAATTATCGTAGGGTTGATGTTATTGGCCACGTGCGGACTAGCATCAGCACATGGTTACTACCGAAATGGATATTGGGTTGCACCTGCTGCCATTGGCGGAGTAATTGGTTACGAACTGGCTCGCCCAAGATACTATTATCCCCCGTATGTGACATACCCGGCGCCTGCCCCACAGATTGTTTACACACAGCCACCTACATACACAATGCCTCCGCCAGCTGGATATCACTATGCTTATGTGACTGATCCTATTTGCGGTTGTCCTAAGATCGCATTACTACCAGATTAATATTAAAATGCATCCACTAACACCAGATTTATCAAAGTTAAGCAACGAAGAACTTAATCAAAAATATGGCGATTTACTTAACCGTTCGACATTTGCTTATCGTGTAGGTAGTGCCGATATGGTACAACAATTACAGATGTTGATGGGAGACTATCAACTTGAAATACAAAAACGCAACGATCAAGCTCTTGCGGAAATGGAAAAGACTTCTAAACAATTTAAAAATATTATTGATATACAATGAAGTTTGACAAATACGGACAGGCATATACCACAGTTAAAGAACTTTGTACTATGCTGTACCAGAACCCCAATTTGAATTTACACAATTTTTATGTAGAGGATCCAGGACAGTATAATCGTGCCTGTGTGGATACTTACAGTGAATTACCACTGCTAGAAAACTACATACCTATAGACGTTGACATTGAAGAATTTGATCTTCAACTACAAAGTCACTGGCGTATGCCCGAGGAATATTACACTCTGGACATAGCACAGCATGTATTAAATTTATGTGTTACAGATGCCGAATTACAACGTGTTGGACAAGAATTAATGCTGTATCAAGAACGCGATTTGTTTAATCTATTGAGATACTTAAAATACTTTGTAGATACTATGCGTAAAAATAATGTGGTATGGGGGGTGGGACGTGGATCTAGTACAGCTAGTTATGTATTATATCTGTTAGGAGTACATCGCATTAATAGTTTGTATTACGACCTTCCGATAGAAGAATTTTTGAAGTAAACTGGGTAGTTTATAAATACCCATAACAGGAGAATTAAATGTCAAGAATATATAAAACCGCAAAAGGGCAAACAGTTGATATGGATCGAGTTAAGTTGGCCAATGAAACTACTATTGCTGTTGGTAACATGAAGGTCAATGCTCGCGGCGACCTAATAGGCCAAGGAGGCACCATCGCTCAGGGCCGCAATCAAATAATGGATCAAGTGTATGCTGTGCCGGATGGTTCCAGCGATGGTTATAGTCCCAATCGTCCAAAAACACCGGTGGCAGTACCAAACACAAACCAACCAGAAGAAAACAAAAGTAAATCGTTACACGATTTAGCTAACAGTTTAATCACCCCTACTACTGATGAACCTGTAGTAGAAGATACTACTGATTCTACTGCAGAAGATAAACCTTCTGGACGTGGTAGTTTGGCCAGTAGTGTAGCTAAAACAGTAACCGTTAACCAAGGGCCTACCCCAGACCCACGTAAATCAAAAGGACCTTCGAGAATATAATATGGCAGTTGAAAATCCATTTGATCAAAAATTGCTCTGGCAAGCAACCAATGAAATACCCGGCATACGGGCTATACACGATCATATTATCGTGCGTGATATGAGTTTTGAAGGTCGCCAATTGGCCAGCGGTATTGTACTATTAGGCGACGATGGTAAAACCGACGGTATCCGCCCACGTTGGGCTAGAGTTTATGCCATTGGCCCTGAGCAAGAAGATATTCAAATTGGACAATGGGTTCTAATAGAACACGGTCGTTGGACCCGAGGACTCAAAGTGGCAATCGACGGCGAAGAATTTGTTATACGTCGTGCTGACCCTGCCGGAATTATTTTTGCTCAAGACGAAGAACCAGAGTCTTTAGAAACTATTTCAACTGCGGTCCATGCCGAACGCAAACGCAGAGAGCAATACGACTGATGCCAATGTACGAAACCGAAGTGCATACACCTACTGGTACTCAAAAGGATCGTGTTTATGCACCAAATGCCCAAGAAGCAAAGAAGTTATTAGAACAACGTCACGGTCCTCGTAACGTTCCTTACATTCCACACATGATTCCAAGTTAAAATGGGATTCCGTAAACCTGAACTTGATCCAGCATACTCGGCTGTACGAGGCATTTTGGCAGAAATAAAGTCACCTTACAACGACGGTTTTACCGGAAGCTATTGCAAAAAAGATTTATATATGTTAAAATGTTGGCTAGAAGATGAATATGCCAAGCTACCAACATATGTCGGGGAAGAAAAATGGGAACAGGAACAGGAACAAAATCAAATAGTACAAATACTCAAACGGTAGGTAAAAAGCCACCTCGCTGTAGTTTATGTAAACAGCCTTACACACCTATGTGTGAATTTATGCAGGGACGTTGTCCACATCATCCGGCTACTATCGAAATTGGGTTAGCATCTAAGGTGATTCGCACACGTTTGTCTAATCTAATAAATTTTTTTAAAGGAAAATCGAAATGAAAAATATTGAAGAATTAAAACACGATCAACACTTTCAAGTTAGCATTGTAAAAAGCGCATTCCGATTAATGGCTTGTGGTACATTAGTACTAGCCGGCGCAGATGGTGTAGCGGCAGCAGGCCTTATGTTAGCTGTTGCTGAACTACTTGGCATTGGCGAAGAGTTGGTATAATGTCGGATGGTGGCAAAGGTAGTAGAGCAAGGCCATTTAGTGTGCCCAAAGAAGTATTTGATGGCAACTTTGATGCTATATTCAAAAAGGAAAATAAAATGCAAGTAAGAGCAAACCCAGAGGGTAACATTGGTACCTGCGGGTGCGGACGTAGTCCGTCTGGTAATTGTTGTGGTTGGCACGCCTTGTCCGAGGACGAATATCGTGTTAAACTAGCTGAACACGAAGATACAGAAAACAAAAAGGCAAATAATGAAAGAACTCTGGACTGAGAAGTATCGTCCTAAAACGGTAGCGGATTATGTATTTACAGATGCTAACCAAAGACAACAAGTAGATAGTTGGATTAAAGAAGGTGCTATTCCGCACATCTTATTAAGCGGAAGTCCCGGCACAGGCAAAACTACTTTGGCCAAAGTATTAATCAATGAACTAGGTATTGAAGATTACGACACCTTACATATTAATGCGTCACGAGACAACGGTGTAGACTTTATTAAAACTCGTGTTGAAGGGTTTGTTAGTACTATGCCATTTGGCCCGTTTAAGGTTGTATTGTTAGATGAAGCCGACTATTTGACTCACAACGCACAGGCAATTATGCGTGGACTTATGGAAACATATCAAGAGTCGGCTCGTTTTATCCTAACCTGTAACTTGCCACACAAGATTATCCCGGCATTACATAGTCGTTGCCAAGGATTCCATATTGACAAAAGCGATCCCACAGAATTTACGGCACGTGCAGCCACTATCTTAGTAACTGAAGGGGTAGAGTTTGACTTAGATACCTTGGACAGTTACATTAAGGCAACCTATCCAGACCTACGCAAATGCTTAAATTTATTACAGGCCAATTCAGTAACAGGTACTCTTGCTACTCCTGGAGAAAACGACCGCGGTGTTAAGGACTGGAAACTAGATGCTGTTAATTTGTTTAAATCTGGACGCATTGTAGAAGCACGTAAAAGTATATGTGCTCAAGCAGGCAACGAAGACATGGATGAACTGTTTCGTTGGATGTACGATAATCTAGAGCTATGGTCTAAGACACAAGAAGGACAAGACTTGGCTATTTTAGCAATCCGCAAAGGATTAGTTAATCATCCGATGTGTGCCGATCCAGAAATAAATCTAAGTGCTACATTGATTGAGCTCACCCAAATAGGATAATATGAAAATTAAAGACCTACACTTAGTAGCATTCTACGTACAAAAACCCAAGAGAGGTGTACAAACACAAATTGCCGGATGGATGAAAGATCCCAATAACTTTCAATATGATGAACGTGTAGAATTTACACGTGGCCTGTCTAATAAAGATCAACAGTATGCTGGTGTTGTATTAAATATGGCAAAGAAAACTGTAGTGCAAAATCGTTATAATCGAGATCAAAAAGATTTTGACAGTCTATTTAAATATTTCTTGGAAGCATACCCAAAAGAAGTTGCCACAGTTATGGCCGAGCTTGACCTAGAATATTTAGAACAATTTATTCCTAAGGAAGATAAAGTTGAAGAAGCTCCGGCTGAGTGATAGCGGTGCCCGTGGATGGTTTGTTGGTGATTTTCCCGAGGCGGTAGTACAAACCAAAGACTTTGAAGTTTGCTATCAAACCAATTGTCAAACATATGATGTGCGGGACCATTATCACAAAATAATCACAGAATTACAGTTAGTTGTCCGTGGTTGTTTGGTTGTTAACGGTGAAGAGTTTCGCCCAGGAGATATTTGTTTAATTGAACCCGGCGATGAATATCGTAGTCATTATCTTGAACCCACCGATGTTGTGGCAGTAAAATTCCCAAGTCGACCTGACGATAAATATTACATATGAGTATGTCTGATATGTACAAGATTAAAAAGAAACGGGCCGTGGATCCTAATGCTCCACCACGCCCTAACTTGCTTAGTCATGAAAAAGTACTCAAAGATACCAAGTTAACACTAGAACAACTACAGGCACAGAATCAAGAGCTCCGGTCTCGAGTTGAAGCTTTAGAGTCCAAAATTGTTAATCAAACTGTGTATCTTAACCAATTACACACCTTTGTGAGCCACAAAATCAAGACTTGACCGATAAATCCAATTTGTGCTATAATGTAGTATGAACTCGGATAATGGACAGGTTAATGAAAGCTAAATTTTTCCCCACTCTTGAAGCTCTTGCTGTGGCTATTGCAGCCTATCGCCTTAACGATAGGAAAATTGTCCGAGAAACAACCCCCGGCGGCGATAAAGAAATACTGCCCAACCGCCAACTAATCAAAAATTATTTTACCAAACAAAATCAAATTTTTGTTAACGATTCGGGTTTCAAAGAAGCCGAAAATATAGTTAATTACCTACAGCAAACGGTAATCATGCAGAGCCTTAAAGGTACTACAGACCGCTTTTTAGGGCAACTGACTGAGCTGTTAAGCAATCAGGAAGTGTCTGACCGAGACTTTGGTATACTTGCCTGGGCGCCACATCTAACTGACCAGTATCAAAAGAAAGATCGTGTGCGTGAAATTAGTGCTCGGTACGAACACACCAGTCAGTATATTGGTACGCCGGGCCAAAAAATTACTACCGATTTTACCCTACTAGAAAAAAATTACATCAAATCAATGGATTGTTATGTAGTCTATGGATACGATAATAACAATAACCTAATTCAGTACTGGGCTAAAAACCTAGACAAAGTGTGCGAAGTGGGACAAATTGCGGGCCGTATCAAGTCGCATCGAGAAGATGAGTATCATAGTAATGCTCGTGTAACTGTAATTAATTATGTAAAGATTGTATGAAAGAACCGCACGTCGATCGATTAGGACAAGAATTAGCAGTTGGGACTTGTGTAGCAGTACCGGTGGGTAATCACTTACGTATTGGCCGGGTAACGGTTCTAACTCCAAAAATGGTTCGGGTTAAAGAATTGACTACAGATAAATGGCAAGGAGAGTGGATTAAGTATTCCCGAGATTTAGTTGTAGTCGAAGGACCCGGTGTTACAATGTTAGTATTAAAGGCAAATAAATGAAAGAAAGTGTAATATTAGTAGATGCCGACGGTGTACTTTTGAATTGGGAGTATGCGTTTGAAATTTGGATGGAGCAACACGGATTTGAAAAGATTCCGGGTACTGAACTAGACTACGATATCAGTCTACGCTACAGCATTAGTCGTACACAATGCGTCAAGTTGATCAAGATGTTCAATGAAAGCGCCGCAATCGGATTCCTTCCTCCCTTACGTGACGCTATGTATTATGTAGATAAGTTACACCGTGAGCACGGATACACATTCCACTGTATCACCAGCGTAAGCACAGATCCCAATGCCATTAAACTGCGTGAAATGAATCTGCGTAAATTATTTGGAGAAACAGTCTTCCAAAAGATTGTATGCTTAGATACCGGTGCAGAAAAGGATGCGGCGTTATTTCCATACCGTGACACAGGCTGTTATTGGTTTGAAGACAAAGTTAGTAATGCCGAGACTGGAAATAAGCTAGGACTCCAATCGATTTTAATGGAACATGGTCATAATATGCATTATTACCACAAGGATATTCCTATTGTAAAAGACTGGAAGTCCGCTTACGAGTTAATTACAGGTCAAACCTCCCTATAGATTTTAAGAATTTCAAGTACCGCTGGGTGGCGTTGTATATCTCGGTGATCAAACTCAATACCGGATACATATTTACAACTGCTATAGTCATGGACTAAGTGTTGGAAATCTAGCAATCCATTATCATCTTCCTTGCGGTCAGCTTGTCTGGTGTCACCAGTGACAACCATTTTACTACCTTCGCCTAATCGCGTGAGTAACATTTTCATCTGACTTGGTGTCGCGTTTTGCATTTCATCTGCAATAATCCACGAATTTTTAAATGTTCTACCTCTCATGTATGCTAGTGGACTAATTTCAATTTGATTTTCGTCTAGCATTTTTGCGATTTCACTTTGGCGATAATATTCACCTATGATGTCAAATATTGGACGAGTCCAAGGAGCCATTTTTTCATTAAGATCCCCAGGTAAAAATCCATGTTCTTCATCGTCAACTCCTACAGCCGGTCTAGTAACTACAATGCGATCAATTGTGCCGGCCCTGTATGCTTTTAGCGCGGCTAGTACTGCCAGCATGGTCTTGCCAGTGCCTGCAGGACCCGTAGCAAAAACAATTAGTTTCTCTGGGTCAGTAAGTAGATCAATATAAGTTTCTTGTGTTAGACTCTTGGGAAGAAGTTGTATCGGACGTTGCTGTTGTGGTTTTTGATACAAGTCCATCCGTACTGTATTGTTACTTTTAAAGCTATTTGTACTGCTGTTTACAACTAGAGCATCAGCTCGTTTTTGCCTTTTGGACAATGTTGCCTCCTGTTTGAAGTAGTAGTGTAGTGTCGTGTTGCCTACATAAATATTTAGGCCATATTCAAATAAGCAAAAACTGCGTGTTTATATGGCCGTATAACCAGGTAAGTATTAGACGACCACAGTATTAAGATAAGGAACCCCAAGGTTCCTTTTTTAATAAATAAAGTATACACCGGTAAAATTATGCCAGCAAATATTAAAGACCTATTAAACAATACTAAAGAAATTTTCATAACTGATTCAGCAGTTAACACCTTGCTGGATTTTGAGCGTGTTTGCGATGAACTAGATTTATATGCGTTTGCTAACTGGAAACAGGGTGAACTAGTAGAAGGTCCTATATACGAAAAATACTTTGTAAAATGCACATTTATGTGGCCCTACAAAAAAATGCCCGATCCGCGTGGGGCGGCACGATTAGCAGAATACGACTGCGATATTAATTTTAAACGTGATTTTTTTGAACACCCGGACAAAGTTAAAACACCCAATGATTTTAAACCAGGAACCAAAGTTCCACGATTAATTAAAAGCCCAATTTGGCTAGTTGAAGTAGTTATGCCCAAGAAACTAATGCAAGATATTGAACAAGGCGCATTAGAACTAGAATCTGGTACGATTGATATGGAAGAGGTTGATCAAGCGTATCAAACAGGTACCGACGACGAAGCAGAAAATCAATCTCAAAATATTGATGCTGGTACTGCTGTCGACGATCAGCTACAAGGACAACCAAATGCGTAATTTATTTGAGGGCTTAGAAGCCGGCGATCTTAAAAGATTAATACACCCTGAGCTACACATTGATGAGTTTAAGAGCAAACTTGGCGACGACGAAGATGTTGTAGTTCTTAGTTTTAAAGTAGACAGTAAAGAGCCAGCCAATGATTTGGTTGCGTTTATTGAAAAAGGCTACGAATGGGTCCTGGACGCAGATGTTAGTTCTGGCGAAATGGAAGATGGCAGTTATGTTGTATTTGTTGAGCTAGATCGTAACGAGCAAGTTCCTGATAATATCATTCAGTTAATGGAAGAATTAATAAATTTAACTGAGCAAGATTTAACCGATTGGCGTGTACGCTACTACAAAGGCCGTGAAGAACAAGGATTAAGCCAAGAAGCATTGGCTAGTATGATCCCTTGTAGCCCAGAAGCTTACAATAAAAAATACGGTCATGAAAAAATTAACCAGTTAAAAACAGCTGCAGGCATTGCTGTTAACATAAAAGCACCTAAAAACGACTACACAGAAAGCCTACGTAGTCTGGCCGGTATAATCTAACTTTAACAATATTTTAGCTTAAACACTACTAAATACTAGTACTTAGAATTTAGGAGATTTTCAATGGCGTTTGCAATCAATTTTACCCAAGATCATTTACAGGCATTTTTGCCACAAAATCAGCACGTCGAGCATTGGTTTGAAGCGTTGGAAAAAATACTGCCCGATTACGATATTAATTCTATTCCACGTATTGCGGCCTTTTTAGGACAAACAGCAGTAGAATCTGCGGGCTATACAGCAATCCAAGAAAACTTAAATTATCGTCCAGAAAGTTTAATAAAACTATTTGGTAAACATTTTCCTGGTGGCTTGGCCGAAGCACAACAATATTGTAATCAACCTAACAAGCAAGAAGCGATTGCTAATCGCATTTATTGTGACCGTATGGGTAATGGACCTGAGTCAAGCGGCGATGGATGGAAGTTTTGTGGTCGCGGATTGATCCAACTTACCGGCCGTGCTAACTATACAGCATTTGGTGAAAGCATTGATAATACACCGGAACAAGTAAGTGACTTTTTATTAACCTTTGAAGGTTGTGTACAATCAGCTTGCTGGTTCTGGGAATCAAATAATCTTAATGACTTGGCCGACGCAGGCGACATGAAAACAATGACCAAGAAAATCAACGGAGGTTTCATTGGTCTTGACGAACGTATCGCGCACTATCAACGTGCCCTACAAATACTACAATCATAATGTTTATATTTATAGTCAATCATTTCTTAGGTAACATACCAACTTGGGTATTCCCCTTTATGGCCGGCGGAGGTTGTGCTGTATATTTTTTAGCTGGCATTGTTACTCGTGTGCCACCAATGAGGATATATGGACTCATTGCTAGGCCTGTCGCATTTATTGTGTTTGTGTTAGGTGTATTCTTTTATGGTGGCGCTGGGGTTATTGCTATTCAGCAAGTAGAACTTAAAGAAGCACAACAACGAGCTGATCTGGCACAACAGGCAAGTATTAGTGCTAGTACACTATTAGCACAGGCTTTAGAATCTCAAAAACATTTAGTACGAGGTCGAGGCTACGGAGTTGACATAATTATACAAAAAGACAAAGATAAAATAAATGCTGATTGTCAACGTATTAACGATGATGCTTGGGAAGATTATAATCGTGCTGTAAAAAATTCAGGTAGCAAGATATTAGGACCTAAGAAATGAAACGACTAGTTGCTTTATTATTCGTACTTACATTGTCTGGTTGCGCCTCAACACAAGGATCCGTGGTTCTACCTAAGTGGCCTGACGTTCCTGCTGACCTTAAAACACCGGCTACAGAATTAACACCCTTAGATGAGAAACAGCGAACACTCAGTGATCTGCTGTCAAATGTTAATGCAAACTATACAGAGTATTATGTATTAAAAGAAAAATATGAAGCTTGGCAGTCTTGGTATAACAGCCAGCAAAAAATAGTTGATGGATTACAAAAATAAAAGGAGCATAAGATGTCATTGATAGATTCAGTATTAAATTTAGTTAGTAAAACCCCAAAGGACCCAAACGCACCTAAACCAGTTGCAGGTTCACGTAGCGAACGTGAAGCAAAGATTAAAGATAAAGCTGGTATGGTTATTAACGTGTTTGCTTTGTTGTTGGCTCTCAACGCATGGTACGGCGGTGGCCTATCAAGTACGGTCATGAACAACACTATTAAAGCCAACGACCTTTGGAACTTTTACCAAGCCAAGAGTATCAAGCAAACAGAATACACACTGGCCGCAGAACAAACTGATAATAAAGCCAAAGCAGACAAGTGGTTAAAGAAAGCTGCCGGTTACGATGAAGGGCCAGAGGGCAAGCCAGCATTATTTGCGGCTGCTAAAAAGTTAGAAGCTGGCCGCGACGAAGCTAAACAACGTAGTCCCTGGATTGGTTATGCGTCAACCGCGTACCAATTGAGTATTGTATTACTGTCGGCTAGTATCCTTGCTGTAAGTATGGCATTGTTTTGGGGCAGTTTTTTAGTTGCCGGAGCTGGTGTATTATTAAGCCTAAACGGTTTATTTTTATTCTTCTAAGGAAAACATTATGGAAATGTATTTAGGACAGTTATTTCAAATCGTATGTGATTGGGCTCCAGAGGGGTCTATGTGGTGTGAAGGACAAGAATTGCAAGTACAACAAAATCCAGCATTATTCAGCCTAGTCGGTACAAAATTTGGTGGGAATGGGCAAACAACTTTTAAGTTACCAGACCTGCGTCCAATGGGATTTGACGGGAAACCTGACCCAAATTGGAAATGGGGTCTGCGTACTGCAATAGTTGTAAATGGTGTATATCCATCTAGACCATAATTGGAAAAGCTATCAAAATGAAAAAACTGTTAATTCTATTAGGTGTATTGACATTAAATGGCTGTGCCGTTATAGATGCGATGCAAATGACCAAATACGATCCGAATGAATATTTGTTGATCACTGAAATCAAAGTAGACTCTACCGACTATATGGTACAATGCGATGATGCCGCTAAGAGCAGATTAAACTCATTGGTGTTAAGTCACAAGACTCGTATGTTTGCAGCCTATAGCGAAAAATTACCCAGCAACGGAGACGGCTATAAAGCCGCAAAAGCATTAGATGAAATAGCGCAAGGTTTGAAGGATAGGTATAACTCTGGCGACAAAGTTAGTCCTATATTTTGTAAGTTGAAGTTTGAAGGCATTGTACACGGTGCCGATTTAATACAACACGTACTAGGAAATAGACCAAGATGACATTAGATGATATTAACAACCAATTGGCAGCATTAGCAAACTGTGGCGATCAAGATTTTGCCAACGCCGCACAGTATATAGCACAGGCAACACAAGCGGCACAGTCAGGACAGATGAGCCCACAAGAGCTAGCGGAAACGCTAAAAGACATGCAACGACAAATGGATATTATCCAAGATATGAGTCGTCTGCAATTTAAAGAAACATTAAACACTTGTATTAACGGTCTGATCTTGATCGCTGGTGCGGTATAAGGAGATTCAAATGACATGGTTAATAAAACTTGAGCAGATTATTTTAAGTAAAATAAAAGCATTGTTCTTAAACAGTAAAAAATTAGTTGACATTAGCGAAGATACTATTGCTGACTTAGAAGATAAACTGATTGCAGAAAAACAACACGTTTCTGACTTAGCCGCCAAGGCCCACGCAGATGCTGTAGTTGCTGCCGCTAAAGCGCAAGCCGAAGCAGAAGCGTTAGTTGTTGCTGCTAAAGAAGCCGCAGAGCGTGCCGCATATCATTTAGCTAACTTACCAAAAATAGTTACACCAACTGCTAATGCCCAAAAAGAGGCCAACAAAGTATAAGTAGTAATATAATAAAATTCTATTAGGAGCTAGTATGTCAGAGAAAAAAACACGCGATCCAGAATGGATGCAAAAACTATGGCGTCCAGCAATGGGTTGGATGTATATGCTAATTTGTCTATTGGATATGGCGATATTTCCAATTTGCTGGAGTTTACTACAAGCTATATTCCATCAACCAATTACACAGTGGAATCCACTGACCCTACAAGGTGCTGGTTTATTCCATATCGCTATGGGTGCAGTATTAGGTATTAGTGCGTTTGGTCGTACACAAGAAAAACTAGCAGGCACAGCGGCTAACCCAACAGCAACAGCACAGATTACTACAAACAATCAAAACATGACAGGCAACGTTGCTGGCGGTTTTGGTAGCAATCAAGGCGGTGGGTTCGGTGGTTCAGCAGGCGGATTTGGAGGAGCATCAAGTGGCGGATTCGGTTCATCAACAGGCGGGGCTTCAGCATTTGGCGCACCTGCGGCAGGAGGCTTCGGTGCTTCCAGCGGTGGTTTTGGGGCAACAACATCTCCAGCACCAGCCGCAAGTGGCTTTGGCGGAGGCGGCTTTGGAAGCTCACCTTCAACAACAGCACCAGTAACAACAACAGCAAGTGGTAAAAAGATCGTACCAACAGACGATCCAGTTTTATAAGGACAATTAAAATGAAAAAATTACTAGCACTATTAGCATTATGCGTAGCTACTACAGCATTCGCCGGCGGTGAAGCAAAAAAGGTTTGCGAAACTAACCCAAAAACAAAAAAGGAAGTTTGCAAAACCGTTAAAGTCCACAAGAAAGTAGAAGGCGATAAAGTTCCAGACGCTACCAAAAAGAAATAATTTCTTTAGGCTTGACAGGTCAAGTTAAATATAGTACACTAACTATATTACTTGACCTATTTTTATGACTATGACTGATTACTATCAAATATTGGGTGTTGCTGAAAATGCTAGCCCAGACGAAATTAAAAAAGCCTACAGGAAGTTGGCTAATCAGCATCACCCTGACAAGGGAGGCGATCAAGCCAAGTTTAAAGATATTTCCGTAGCATACGATATTTTGAGCAATCCTCAGAAAAAAGCCGAGTACGACCAACAACGACAATTTGGAAACGGACAACAATTCCATTTTAATACAGGTGCTGGCGGATTCGATCCTTTTTCACAAATGTTTGGCGGTGGACATCCATTCGCAGATATATTTGGACGAGCACACGGACATCAAATGCGCCGTAATAGAGATCTTAATATCCAATGTCAAATTACATTGTTAGATAGCTACCAAGGTAAACAATTAGAAGCACAGTATCACTTACCTAGTGGCAAAAGTCAAACAGTTGTAATTAATGTACCAGCTGGTATCGAACACGGTTCAACTATTCGTTATAGTGGACTAGGTGACGATAGTGTTGCCGGTCTACAACGTGGAGATTTAAACGTTACTATTTTAGTAATGCCCGATAAAAAGTTTGAGCGTCGTGGAGATGACTTGTACACGTTTATCGAAGTTAGTCCAATTGAAGCAATGATTGGTTGTAGAAAATCTATTAAGACTATTACAGGTGCTAGCATGGATTTAGAATTGCGTCCGGGTGTAGATACTGGGACTGAATTTGCTAGTGCTGGCAATGGATTTCCAAATGTAAACACTGGTCGTAAAGGGCGGTTTGTTAGCGTTGTAAAGATTGTTGTTCCAACAGTTATCGATCCAGTTATAGTGCAAAGGTTACAACAATTAAATGCTGAACTTAGTCAAAGATCCTGATCCAAAATTAAAACAAAAGGCCGCAAACTGGGACTTTGAACAGTTCGTTAATGCGGCTGTTGTCGAACGAGAAATGTTCGAGTTAATGAATGCTAGCGGAGGTATTGGCCTTGCTGGTAACCAAGTTGGATTATTATACAGAGTATTTGTTATGAAATTATCCGATGGACGAGAAATCGGTTGTTTCAATCCATGGATAATGATTGGCGATAATGACATGATACAAGCCGAAGAAGGGTGTTTAAGTTTCCCCAATTTATGGCTTAAAGTCCCTCGTCATAACAAAATTACTGCCGCATATCTTGACAGTGCAGGAAAACAATGTATAATAGAACTTGAAGGCATCGATGCTAGATGTTTCCAACATGAGTTGGATCATCTAGACGGTATTACATTTACAGAACATGTAAGTGATTTAAAACTTAAAATGGCTCGAAAGAAGCAAAGGAAAATAAATGGTTGAACCAAGCGATAATCTACAAGTGGTATTTGAAAAAGCAATTGAAACTGCTAAAAAACTCAGCCACGAATATCTAACTATCGAGCACTTGTTGTTTGCTATGCTTTGTGAAGAAAGTTTTGCAAACACTATTACAGGTTTTGGTAGCGACCCGCTTTTTATTAAAAAGAATTTAGAACATTATCTAAACAATAAATGTGACGAAATTGTTAGCCCTGGGCCTGTTATTAAACCTAAGAAAACACAAACCGTAGAACGTGTACTTAATAAAGCATTTACACAAGTATTGTTTAACGGACGTCAAAAGATCGAACCAACAGATGTATTCCTTGCTATGATGGGCGAGAAACGTAGCTGGGCTCATTTCTATATTGCTCAAGCAGAAATCGACAAAGAGAAATTTGCAGATTACTTGAACAATAATATGGAAGAAGCTGAGGAAGAAGAAGTTGATATGGGTACTGCACAAGGTAATAAAGCACTCAAGGCATTTACTACCAATCTTAACGATGCAGTTAAAAAGAATAAAATCGACCCAGTTATTGGTCGTGTAGACGAGCTAGAGAACGTAGCACTTGCTATGGGTCGTCGTAGTAAAAATAACGTAATCCTAGTAGGAGATCCTGGTGTAGGCAAGACGGCTATAGCCGAAGGTTTAGCATACAACATAGTTAAGGGCGCAGTTCCGGACTTCCTCAAGGAGTATACAGTTTATAACCTAGACATTAGTGCCATGTTAGCAGGTAGTAAGTACCGCGGTGACTTTGAAGAACGTTTTAAGATGGTTCTAAAAGGTTTGTCAGGCAAAGGTAAAACTATCTTGTTTATTGACGAAGCACACATGATTAGCGGTGCTGGTTCAGCAAGTAACTCTGCTAACGATTTGTCAAACATGATGAAGCCAGCACTAAGCAAAGGTACTATTAAAGTTATTGCTAGTACTACGTGGGAAGAATACCGTAAGCACTTTGAAAAGGATCGTGCGTTGATGCGCCGTTTCCAACGCATTACGGTTGACGAGCCAACTACAGAAGTAGCATTACAAATTCTTAAAGGTATTAAGAAGTATTACGAAGAACATCACAAGGTCAAAATCAAAGACGAAGCATTGTCTGCGGCTATTAAATTGAGTGTTAAGTATCAAGCAGATAAGAAACTACCAGATAAGGCAATTGACTTGATCGACGTTGCTTGTAGTCGTTTTAATTTGAAAATGCCAGATAGTGAACGTGTTGTTAACGAAGCTAGTATTCAGTTTGAACTTGCTAAGATGGTTAATATGCCTGCTGAACAAGTAGCAGAACAAGAAAGCGAAAACCTAGTTAACCTACAAAGTCAACTATCCGCAGAAGTATATGGTCAAGATCTTGCACTGACAGAAGTTGTTGACAAGATTATGGTCGCACAAGCTGGTCTTAAGTCAGAGAACAAGCCAGTTGGTAGCTTTGTATTCATGGGTCCAACAGGAACTGGTAAAACAGAAACTGCTAAGAGTCTTGCTAAACACCTAGGCACTAAGTTGCTACGTTTTGATATGTCAGAGTATCAAGAAAAGCACAGTATCTCCAAATTGATCGGTAGCCCTCCAGGTTATGTTGGCTTCGAAGAAGATGCTGGTCAGTTGATTACACAGATTCAAGAAGCACCTAATGCTGTTCTGTTGTTGGACGAAGTTGAAAAAGCTCATCCAGATGTTATGACTGTATTGTTGCAACTAATGGACAATGGCTTTATCACAGGATCTAATGGTAAGAAAGCAGACTGCCGTAATATCATTCTTATTCTTACAACCAATGCTGGTGCAAGTTCTGCTGAAAAGAATCAAATTGGCTTTGGCGCACAAGAAAAAGACTACAGTGATGCAGACTTGAAGAAGTTCCTAACTCCAGAGTTCCGTAACCGTTTGGATGGTATCATTACCTTTAACAAGTTGGGCAAGGAAACAATGGTTAAGATTGTTAACAAATTTGTTGACCAACTTAAAGAACAAGTTAAGGACAAAGCAGTACGCATCAAGATTGATAAAGAAGCCATTAACTGGCTCATCGACAAAGGCTTTGATAGCAAGATGGGTGCTCGTCCTTTACAACGTGTTATTGACAAGGAAATCAAACGTGACCTTGCTAAACTCATGTTGTTTGGTGATTTGAAATCAGGCGGCTGGGTAACTATCACTGTTGATGATGATAAGATTGCTCTAGCAGTTAAGCCTAAAACTCCTAAGTTACCATTTGTAGCTGTTGAAATAGAAAATGATCTACAAGGAAACTAAGAGTTTATTCCTAAAACGTTACCAGTACAAAGTTGTATTGGTAACGTCGGGTGCTTCGTATTTTAGAGGTGGAGATTTTGATAATGCATTAAAAGAATTATCAGACCCTAAGATAAGCACAGGATACCACTGGCAAGTTAGGATTAAAGATCCAGAAACAACTATTCCAGTATGTATGGATCTGTGTGTTCAGTTAAAGAAGATGACTGATATAGAAGTAAGGGTCGAAAGTCCATTTTTAAGCATTTACACTAATAATCCTAAAGATGTAAGTATTTTAGAAAAGAATTTCAAAGATTCTATCAAGTATATCAGTAAACCGGCTACTCCTGGTAAGTTAGACGAAGATTCTGTAGTAATGCCCAAGCTAAGTGAATACGATTTTAAAGTTACACTAGCCGCTACTAAAACAGAGCACTCTGCTTTTGTAAGTTGGGCATCTAATAACTCTAAAATAAGAATTACTAAGAGTTGCATACGTGAACTGTCACGTAATCGTAGTTGGGGTGGTACACACTTCTATGTTGCCGGTGATAAGAATTTACTTGTTGCTAAGATGCATTTAGGCGGCGCTATTGCTAAAATACAGCGTATTGTCAAAGAATAATCTGCATACCCAAATACGATAAATACTCTAACCCCCTTGGTATTAGGGATTTATTAATAAATGGGCTAGAAAATGCGAATTAATGAACTTTGCGAAAGCGTAGGCGCTGAATTAGATAAAGATATTGAACATCAGGATAGACACGGTTTAGGGTTTAACCTTGCCGACGACTTGTTGTTTTTTATGCATCACGATGATGATGCATATCGTCGTCATACATATCCAGCTATTATGAAAGCATACGATTCTCATAAAGCTGAAAAACCTACAGATATGGCATTGTTTAGTGCGGCAGTTCACGAAGCATACGAAAAATATCGTACTAAATTCCAAGACATTCGTGAGCTTCCAGAAAGTTTAGATGACGACACAGTTCGTGAAATTTGTGAACACATGCACGAACACGAAACTCAAAAAATCCAAGACGGTCATTACGGGGAATACTAGTGTTACTCCGTGAATTGTTTCTTAAAGAAAATGCGACTGGTCCACATCCTACTACAGGTGTTAATCTAGGCCGAGCGTTTAATCACCCAGAACATTTTATTATATTCTACGGTCTGACTGGTATCAACGAAGCAATTCAACATTTAATAGATATAGTTGCAGAACCTAAACAATTAAGATTTAAATGGGACGGTAATCCTCAGATCTATTGGGGGCGCGAAAAGAAGAACGGACCATTAGTACTAGCAGGACATAATGGATGGAGTAAAGGTGGCAGAGATACTGGCACTACAATAGACGATTTTACAAGTCCTAAAGCAATTGAAAACTTTATTGTTAATAAAAGTGGTAATCCAAAGACTCCCGAAGAAGTTGCAGAACGACAAAGATTTGCTAGCGAGTTTAGCGGATTGTATCATATATTTGATGCGGCTACACCAAAAGACTTTGTAGGGTTTGTTTATGCTGATGCATTATTCTTGCCTAACACTAAGCCAGCACCGGTCGACGGTGTGTATACTATGAGACCAAATCCGCATAGTAAAACAGAATATCATATAGACTCCAATGTTAAAAAAGAAGGTCCGTTAAAATTAGCATCACGTGTGCCGGGTGCTCAAGCTATGATAGTAGCACATGGAACATTTAAAACATTTGGTGCTCCAGATAATGAACAGATTCCAGAAGATGACTTTAGCAAATTTAATAAGACTCCTGGGTTGATTGTTGTAAGTCCAATTTACAATGATACAAAACCTCAAGTCGACATGTCTGAAATTGAAGAAGTAAAAAAGGTTGGTGGATATATTGACCAACATGGACAAAATATACAAAACTTTGTAACACATATACCGCCTGCGGACAGACAAGGATTCTTTTATAGATTTTTGAATATACATAATTCAGCTAACGATTTTGATAGTATTACTCCGCAAATGTTCTACGACTGGATGGCTAGCCCTAAAGATCCTAAAAATCTAGATAGCCCATCTATGGTAAGTTCTAACAAACAACTACATATTAAAAATACAGATTTAAAATTTAATGCGTTAGCACCAATGTTTCACTTGATGAAAATTATGCGACGCACACGTCATGCTATTAACGATAGCATTAATAGTACACATAAACCAGAGTGTTGGGCAAGTAATCCAGAAGGATTTGTACGTTACGCAGGTCAAGGACATCAACACGGTCATATAAAACTTCAGAATGCAGGATGGAAAGATGAGTAATAGCAAACACGTTACTTTTTGCTTTGGTAGATTAAACCCTCCACACTACGGACACAGTGGATTAATTCAAGCTGTGAAAACTGACGCACAAAAACACGGCGGTGATTGGTTTATCTTTACAAGTAAGAGTCACGATAAGAAACCTGATCCAAAAAATAAGAATCCAATAGCGTACTCAGAAAAAATACAATGGATCGATTTAATCAATCCCGGACTAGGTAAACATTTTGTTAGAGATTCTAGTATTGCTAAAACATTCTTAGAAGCCGCGGCTTATTTGTATAGTTTAGGTTACACTAGTGCGACCTTTGTAGCAGGAGATGAAGATATGCCTGCTATGAAACCTGCGTTGGAACAATATAATCATCAACAAAGAGATGCTAAAGGTAATCCGCACAGACACGGATTTTATGCGTTTCATCCGTTTTTATTCCATGCAAACCCAAGAGTAACAAGTGCTACTAGTGCTAGAGCGGCCGCGATTGCAAACGATCCAGATGCATTTTTCTCAGCAACAAAAGTTCCAAAAGATTGGACTGTAAATGGCAGAACGTTATTAGAAGCGACTCGCGCAGGACTTGTACCCGAGTTAGCAGAACCAGATGAGTCTATACCTGTACAGAAGAAGCCTGTGAAACAGTTAAATACAGTAGTACCCAAGGAAAAAGTTATGAAGAAAGGACCAGCACAAGAATTAGCTGAATCGATGCATAAGCATGGCATGGATGCATACGAACGCGACCATCGTGCCGCAACTAGTAACATGGGCGTGGATCATAATTTCCGTAACCAGGAACGTAACGCTGGATTAGAACACGAAAGAAACAATATTGCTATTTCTATTAACGGAAAAAAATGGAAAGTATTTCCAGGCAAAGGTCATGCTGACAGTCACGAAGAGTGGAAACATTTACAACACATGAAAGACTGGTGTGCTAAAAAGTCTGCGTCGACTGGTAAAAAATGGTCTGCACACTTAACTGGCGAGAATCCTACTGTGTCCGAAGGCAAAACACAAAAACAAGAAGCACCTAAGCCACGTAACTTTGTTGCTAAGAACGCAATTCAAAGCGGTGCTGGCGCACATAAAGATAAAAAGAAAGCTATGAAGCAAGGCGATACAAAACACAAAGGCAAATTAGAATTTGCCGAAGGTCGTTTGAGTGCTAGCCTAAATAGTATTTTTGAAGAAAGATTCGAAGTATTGTATGAAGCTGAAAAGATTCCAGACAGTCATGCTACTGCTACACCCGGAATGACTACTCATCCAAGTTTAGATAACAGCAGTCCGTATCACCCATGGCGTTTTGCGGCCAACTTCTTACCTGGTGCTAACGGTAAAGATCCTTATGAACATCAACCGGAACGTGATGGCCCAAACGGACAGCACTTGGTCACTGTAGCATATACTTCTGAAGAAGATACCATGATTAAACAAGCAGAAAAAGCATTCGGTGCTGAAGCAAGACGAATTGCAATTTCTCCACCAGGAAGCACTGAACTACCCGATACATACAAAACTAGTCCAGTAGCAACTCCTAAACGTAACAAGTACGGTGTATAATGCGACAATATAGAGTTACTAGTCAAGATATAAATCAAGACAGTCCAGATGACTGTTTTCTCGATCCTAGTGACCCTATACACGAAATGAAAGCTATAGCACACTTAGGCGGACTGGGTGCAGATGCAAGACTACACAAATTACGTGTAGAACAAGGATCTAACATAAGTGTTACTGGAACTGAAAAAGGTCGTATACAACGAGAAATGAATATCAAACCTGGAACGGACGAATGGTTTAAATTATGGTTTAGTTTACCTAAATTTATGGAAGGCGAACGAGCTGTTGGCACAGGATTTAGAGGCGTAAGAAAATGAGATTAAGGGAATTTTTTAATAAATTAAACGAAGGGTCGGATGGCATTAGTACTAGCGATTCGGACGTCGACGGTTCTGGAACTGCACAGGGCGGTAAAAAACGCTCTAAAGGTCGCGGTAAAATACACGACCATCACCAAGCCGCAATTCCTGGATTAACTACTATTCCCGATTGGCCCGGTATGTACTATAACATGTATCGTTTAGGTGTGCATCTAGCTGGTAGTCCTGAAAATCCTAATGATAATGCTGGTCCTTTTAGAAACGAGATGACGTTTACTACATATACTGATATTGAAGAAGAAATGGTAAAACATAGCGCCAAAGAAATGGGTGTAAAATTAAATGTATTAAGCAGTAAGGACAGTATTGAAACAGCTGATACTAACACTACTAGCCCTGTAGCAACACCTAAGCGCAATAAGTACGGAATTTAATATGAGAGCTAAAGAGTTTTTATTGGAGTTTCCAACCGCAGGAACAACTAATAGCAGTTCTTTTGCAAGTATTCCTAACCCGCATATTGCAAATAGCAAGCCTTATAAGAAAAAACCAGGTAAAATTAAGAGCGTTAATGCTTTAGATTCAAACGTAAGTCTGTTTGGAGCCGTTGGAGAAAACCAGGCTACAGCAGTGATTAAGAGATAAATATTAGAACAACGGAGTCCACTCATGGCCAAACAAGATCTTTATAAAACCGCACAACAAAGTGCAAAACTATTCAAGCTAATCAGCGAGAATGAAGAATTAGAGGGTTGGGTATCTAAAAAGATTACCAAAGCCGCCGCTGATATCGAAAGCGTATATCAGTACTTAAACTATGAAAAGCATTTCAAAGAACAAGAACGTGCTATCAATGCTAACGAAAGTCTTAGCGAAAGTGCTAAAGAAGAATTACGTGCTAAACTAGCAGAAGCCAAAGACAAAGTAGCTAAGATGAAAATCAAAGCCGCTAAAGAAAAGTCTAAGATGGATGAGAATGCATTTGATACCAAGTCAAAGGGCGAAATGAAAGTCGGCGATACTAAAAAGACTCGCACTGGTGAGTTAACTAAGACATCTACTGGTGTAGTACACAAGAATACTAGCTATCACGATGACGGCGATGCTGATGACAAATCAGGCAAGGGCATCAAGAGCCACGCTAAAGCTAAGTCAGCTAGCGAAAAGAAAGCAGAAGCTCCTGCACAGAAAAAGTCTAAGACTGGTACTTGGGGAATGGAAGGCGGTCAAAAGTTTGACAACCGTAAAGTTTCA